TATGTAAAGTACAAAGCTACCGAGCAGTTTGGTCTTCTTGATGAAGGTGAAATGTATGAAGATGTGGATGGTAACATGAAACAGTTTGTTTTGTATGACAACCTTTCGGAATTCATTCAAACATACGAAGCAAAAAAGAACGAAAAGAAGAAAACAAAACTAAAAGTCTTGGATAAGTTCCTAGAAGAAACAGTTTTAGACGAACAATTACCTGACAAACTTTAATTTATGGAGTATAATGATGCTAGTATTGCCTGATAATATGATTGGTAAGCCTGTTGGTTTTACTTGTTCTACTTTTGACTTGCTTCATGCTGGTCACATTTTGATGCTGGCTGAAGCAAAGTCAATCTGTGATTACCTAATTGTTGCGTTGCAGATGGATCCATCAATTGATAGACCAGAATCTAAAAACAAACCAGTTCAGTCTATTGTTGAACGATATGTCCAGCTTTCGGCTGTTAAATTTGTAGATGAAATTATTGTGTACCAAACAGAGAAAGACCTTGAAGACATGTTGATGTTCTTACCAATCACAATACGAATTATTGGTGAAGAATACAAAGATAAAGATTTCACAGGTAAACAAATTTGTGAAGAACGAGCAATTAAAGTTTTCTACAACCAACGCAGACATAGTTTTTCAACAACCGAATTACGTAAGAGAGTAGCTAATAAAAGTACACTATGAGGATTGCTTTAATTAATGACACACATGCTGGCGCACGTGGTGATAGTTTATTGTTCAATGAGTTCTTTTTTAAATTCTGGGAAGGTACATTCTTTCCATACCTAAAAGAGAATAACATAACTCAGATTGTGCATCTTGGTGATGTGGTTGATAGACGCAAATTTATCAACTATGTCATTTTGAATTCATGGCGCAAACGATTCTTTGATGTGCTTGAAAGAGAAAACATCAAGATGGATGTTATCGTTGGTAACCATGATGTGACATACAAGAACACAAACGAAATTAATGCCATGCATGAATTGTTTGATAGGTATGATAACATCAATGTGTATATTGATCCTGTTGAAAGAACATATGATGGTCTTCCGATTACTCTTGTGCCATGGATCAACTCAACCAACTACGAAAATTCACTTCAGTTTTTGCGAGATACAAAATCAGAAATAGTCTTTGGGCACTTTGAAATTTCTGGCTTTGAGATGGACAGAGGTAATGTTTGTCACGCTGGACTAGATAAGAAAATCTTTGATAGATTTGATATGGTTCTATCTGGACACTTTCACCACAAGTCTTCGGATGGTACAATTCACTATCTTGGCAATCAATATGAAATTACCTGGACAGACTTCAATGATCCAAGAGGCTTTCATGTCTTTGATACCGAGACAAGAGACTTGACATTCATTTCAAATCCATGTAGAATGTTCTACAAGATTAGCTATGATGATGAATCACAATCGTTTGAGTATTGGAAAGCATATGACTTCTCGGTACACAAAGACACTTATGTCAAAGTGGTTGTGGTAAACAAAACAAATGCTTATCTTTTTGATTATGTGCTTGAGCAATTGAACAAAGCTGGTGTAGCCGATGTTGCTGTGGTAGAAGATTTTTCTGATACTACAATAGATGATGACCAGGAATTAATTGACCAAGCGGAAGATACCATGACTATTCTTTCCAAGTATATTGATGGGTTGACACTTGATGTAGATTCTGATAAACTAAAGAATCTAATGCGTGAATTATATGTTGAATCTTTGAATGTTGAAGTGACTGAATGATTTTTTTCAAATCAATAAAATTTAAAAACTTCCTCTCTACTGGTAATTACTTCACAGAAATTAATCTGTGTAATAGTTCAAACACGCTGGTAGTAGGAACAAACGGTGCAGGCAAGTCTACTTTGCTTGATGCGCTGTGCTTTGTGCTGTTCGGAAAACCATTTCGTTCAATCAATAAACCACAACTGGTAAACTCAATCAATCAAAAAGATTGTGTCGTTGAGTGTGAGTTTGATATTGGAAACAAGAAATTCAAAATCATTCGTGGTATAAAACCAAACATCTTTGAGATTTATGTTGATGGCGAAATGTTGAATCAAGATGCCGCTGTAAAAGACTATCAAGAACACCTAGAGAAATTTATTCTCAAATTAAACTACAAGTCTTTCACACAGATTGTCATTCTCGGTTCAGCTTCTTTTGTGCCATTCATGCAACTCTCTGCGGCTGACAGGAGAGCAATCATTGAAGATTTGTTGGACATTCAAATCTTTTCCACAATGAATGGTCTGTTAAGAGACAAACATTCAATCAACAAAGAAAGCATCCAGTCTAACAAACATGAATTAGATTTGTGTTCCAATCAACACAAATTGGTAGAAGAACACACAGAAAAAATTAAGAAGAATACCGATGAATTGATTGTGAGCAAAGAATTGGAAGTAGCCAATGTTTGGCTTGAGATTGATTTGGTGCAAACAGAAATCAATTCCATGAACACAGCTATTTCTGACCTTCAGAAAGAGATAGAAGATAAGTCTATTGTAAACGATAAATTGAAAAAGCTAAATCAATTTGAAACACAGATTGAAACCAACTTGTCAAAGTATCGTAAAGATGTAAACTTTTTCCTAAATAATGATGATTGCCCAACTTGTCGCCAAAGCATACAGTTGGAATTTAAAGAAAAACAAATAACAGATTTGAATGATAAAGTTGAGAAGTGTACTCACGGTTTGACAAAACTTGAATCTGACATTCTAGTACAACAAAATCGGCTAAATGATATTACAAAAATTTCTAATGCTATTCAAGTCAAATGGGTTGCTGTTGCATCCAACAATTCAACCATCATTGAATTGAATAAGTACATAGGAAAATTGCAGAAAGAGATAGGAGTATTGTCATCATCCAAGGAAAACTTGTCCTCGGAGACCAATAAACTTCTCGCATTGCAAACACAATTAGCAGAGTTAGAATCCAAAAAGAAATCGTTAATAGAAGAAAAGACATATCTTGAAGCTGCCTCTCTGTTGTTAAAAGATACTGGAATCAAAACAAAAATCATTAAGCAATATTTGCCTATCATAAACAAGATGGTAAATAAGTATCTAGCATCGCTGGATTTCTTTGTGAATTTTAATCTTGATGAATCGTTCAAAGAAACAATCAAGTCACGCCATCGTGATGAATTCAGTTATGCATCGTTTAGTGAAGGCGAGAAACAGAGAATTGATATGGCACTTATGTTGACATGGAGAGCGGTAGCAAAACTTAAGAATTCTACGAATACCAATTTGTTGATTCTAGATGAAGTGTTTGATAGTAGCCTAGATAATAATGGAACCGAGTACTTGATGACAATTCTACAGATGCTTGAAGATGTTAATCTGTTTGTGATATCACACAAGGGTGACATACTGCAAGATAAGTTCCGAAACTTAATTCGGTTTGAGAAGGTAAATAATTTTTCAAGGATAGTAAAATGAATGATGATGATATTTTAGTTATTAATACGGAGTCTAAATCTCCAACCAAAGTCGTAGAAGAAAAAATTCTACCGTTACCTATTCTGACAGAAGGTAATCCGTTACTAAGAACACCAGTTGAAGAATTTGATATGTCTCAAATTATGCAACCAGAGATTCAAAAATTTATCAAACAATTGAAGTTGACAATGCATACCTATAATGGTGTTGGGTTGTCAGCTAATCAATGTGGATTTAAATTCAGAATGTTTGTGATTGGTACAGACCAATTTCAAATGGTTTGCGTCAATCCAAAAATCATTGATGTTGATGGTGATCCAAAACTAATGCGTGAAGGTTGCTTGTCGTATCCAGCATTGTTTGTTGGTGTACCTAGATATGAAGGTGTTCTTGTAAATTACTATGATGAATATTCACAGCCAAAAGAGTTGTGGTTGCGTGGTATAACAGCACAATGCTTTCAGCATGAACTAGAACATCTTGATGGTAAAGTATTCCTTGAGAAAGTTAAGCCTCTTGCTATGCAGATGGCAAGAAAACGTCAAACTAAGTTAATTAAGAAAATTGTGAGGCATTCAAAATGAAAAGACCTGTACTCAAACATTTAAATATTCCTAAATACAATAAGGACTTATCTGTTGCTGTCAAATGCATTGAGGGTATGACACTCTCGCT